AGAATATATGTTCCAAATAAACCAGAAGGTGTATTTACTCTTTCTGTTATAGCAAGAGAACCAAATAAGTATCAAAGTCTTATATTCAGAAGTTCAGCTGAATTTATAGATAATATTCGTTATGCGAAAGTATTATATGATGATAGTAAAGATTTATCGTTAGTTAAATATGAACTTAATCAAGGACTTTCAGAAGACTCTATAGCATATATAGAAAAGCTTATAAGAAGAAATCATCCTACTAGAAAAGTATCTAAAGTTACTACTATAACTAAAGGTGAAAATCCTGTCTCTACAGATTACACATCTTTAAGTGATTTAAAGACTGTTTCTTTACCAGCTGATATTAGTATTAAAATAGAATTGGCTGAGAAAGTAGCGGGAGATTATCCTTATATAGATGTATTCTTTGATGGAGCTACTGCATCTAATATTCCGTTAGATGAACATGGTAAAGTTTTAAATGAAGCTCTTGTTAATTGGAGAAATGATTATAAATGGCAATGGGATTTAGATATATTTAATAGAGGATTTGATGTAGAAGAAAAGGATGCTGATGGACATGTATTAACTAATACTCATTTTAATACATTAAATGAGCTTAAGACAGCTACATTCAGTAATGCTAACTATAAGTCAATTAAATTAACTGGAGTTCAAAATAGACCTGCTACTAAAGATTTATACTTTAAATCTAAAGATAAGACTATGGTAGACTTTGATATACAAGTTAAAAGAAGTCCAGAGTACAATGAAACTACTGGTCAATATAAGTATAAGATTACTAATACTAGAGAACGTAATGAGAACGACTTAAGAAATATGGCTAATGCTATAGCACGTTTAGTAAGAATATCTAACTCTGATTATGTTCTTAATACGTTAGAATCTCCTAATGGTGATGTTATATGGACTTATGGCTCTGGAGTTTCTAGTAATTTTGATAGATGGAAAGATGGAGAGTTTGATAATGGTAATTTGATGATATCTGTAAGACAGGATAACGTTATTACACTTAATATGGTTTTTAAGTTTCCACAATATCCAGAATTGAATTTTACTTCTACTCAGATGTTACATAGTACTAGAATAGGAGATGTTGTCAAATATGGAAGAATACGTGAACTTACTAACAGATACAGACATATGAACTACTATGATGAAGTTCAGTGGACTGATATCCATAATAAGCTAACACTACAGAATAGTACCGGGGGATGGGATGTAATACATGATTATAATCAAACATATGGAACTAGCGAACTGGACTTTATACGCATACATGTATACGAAGACACTGATCCGGATAGTAATAATGATCATATATATACTGGAGCTAATGTGTGGTTTGAGTTTACTATAGATAGAGAAGTTTATAACTTTGAAGTTACTACTAAGTTTACAAAGTTGAGTTTAGTTGACAGTAGACTAAGAAATCATACTATGGTGCAATTCGTTATAGATGGAGCTAGCATAGATAAAAACTCAACTGCATTTTCTGATAAATCTAAGGTGTTTGTATACGAAGATAATGGTGCTATACCACTAGCTAACGCTACAACTCCAGCAAAGTTATTTTATGTATACGTTCCTAATAATGGAATAATAAATCAGATGGTAGACATAAGTAAATTTACTAAAGATATTGGTAAAGTTTTAGATAAGTATAAATACACTACGAGTGGATTTAGTCAGTATTCTGGTAATGAAACTACAGCACCATTTTCTGGAGCTGCTTTTGGTAGTCCCATCGCATATCAATCTGGAAGTAACAGTGCAAAGTATATCAATATAACATTCAAAGACGATATTGTAATGCAACCAAAAGTGTTAAGCATGGTTACCACTAGACAGTTTGATGGAGATGTTGTGTTGTATCGTGATGAAAGAAACGAGATGGCATTGTGTTATCCGATGCAAACTATAGATTCTACTACAGACGACCCAAATGCTCTTATGTTTAAGATAGCAACATATATTTTAACTCATTACAGATATCATGTTGAGTATCTTATTTATGGTGATGATGCATCTAAATATGACACAAGTGACATTACACCATATAACTTATTCGTGTATTTGGAATATCCTACCATAATACCTAAAGATATAAAAGCTACTACTGTAATAAAACTAGACAGTCCATGTGATACTAATTGGAATACTAAACATAATATAACTAATTTTGATGCAGTATTGAGCGGGGGTTACTCGGCTACTACAGATTTTATAGCAACTACAATATCAAACAAATATGAAGCAGACGTTAGAGGTATGTTACAAACACTTAGTCTACGTGATAGAACTAAACCTGATATATTAGGTATTATAACATCTGAGAAAGAAATTACCGTTAGTTCAGACAAGAAAACACTAACTATAGAATCTATACTATTTGCAAAAGGAGAAATGAGAACCGAATTTCCTGAATGGAGTATTATTACAAAATTAGATAAACACATTAACTATGGTGATTACGTAATTGCATACAATATGTATAGACGAACTGGAATAAAACTAACGGAGGCTTATAAAACTGATATAAAAGCACCAAGAGGAAGTAGCGATATGAACCATATTATGTATAAGAGTGTAAAAATGAAGATGGCTAATGATCCAGAAAGCTATATATCTGGAAGAGATAATGCTACCGACTTAGCTAGTATATTTGCTTTAGCATCTAACATAAGACGTAGTGTAGGAAGTGACTATAGAACTCATATGCAACCAGTTAACACATTATTATCATTATCATATAAATATATAAAACATGGTGATAGTGTGCTTAAAGAATTCGATCATTACGATCACATAGGATTAATTACACTAACTAGTGGAGTTGGGGATATAAATGTATACGCTCCATCACTTAGAAAAGGTGGTGGTAGTCTATCAAGCTACGAATTTCAATTAACGACTAATGAATCATTTACAGTTACTGGGGACTGCTACGATGCAATCAATACATTAAATCAACTAGTAACTATAAACGTTAACGGAACTGATGATACAGGTTATGATGGAATAATTGGAGCATATTATACTTCAAAAACAATATGGAAAGGTAATTTAGATGATAAAAATAATGACGGTGTATATTCTATAAATGCGTATGCTTCTAACATAATATCAGAACCATTAATATACACGCATTCTAGAAATGAGGTAGATCATATTCCAAATTGTATCGTATATAATAATGATGTAATGAAAAATGATAAAACATACAATCTTATACAGGATAGATATAGTCGGGTATTAAATGGAAACTCTATGGCTAACTATATCAGAGCTAGAAATTTTCGTATGTTTCCTATAGGATTCTGGTGTAACTACCAAGTGCCAGATACAAATGGAGTTACTTCTATAGAAGTTGATAATAAACGTCTTGATATGATAATGAGTAGTGTTAATGATACGATAGTATTTCCTATAAATTATAAACACAAAATACATAATGATAATATAATAACATCATTAAGAAACACGAATAATGTATTAATTCACGATCAGGATATATTGCCAGATTTGTACACTACGACTGAGTTATTAGTTTCTTATAAGAATGACCTTACTTCTTCCGATGTATATACTATAATAACTCCTCCGAGTCATGCAGTCAAAACTGATTATATAAATGAAATGCCAGAATTAGCTAGACCAAATATTCTATATAATGTAAATGCTCGTGCGTTTATGAATACTACCGCTGGAGGAGTGATAGTATCTGAAACATATATAAATAAAGATGATAAGTATGCAGATAAAGTAATAGATACTATGCGGTACGGATTAGGTCCTGGATTAGTAAGAATTAAAATATCACCAATGCCTATTAATACCGTAGTATTAGATGTGATTAAACCTAAAATAATATCTCCAAACGTGGGCATATCTATGATTGTAGATAATGCTAAAAAAGATGGAAGTGTGTTTGATGTGAGTTTTGAACAAATAACAGGAGCTAAATATAGAAATGCAGCTAACGGAAAATCACCTATAGATAATATTGGATTGTGGACGATACAGGAATGGCAACTTTGGGCTCTAAAAAATAACTTTAGTCAAGATCCTAATACATATACAAATATTTACAGAACCGATGTCGCATTTGAATACTCTGGAATGATGCATGCTATACTGAGCAGAAGTTGGGATAAATCTACATATTATATAGATAATAAATACATGTGTATAAATGTAGATATAGAATACGTTCAAGATAAACTTAAAACTAAAGGTTCTTGTAATTATCAGATAATACTAGATATGACTACTGCTCAACCTAATTTAAATGACACACGTAACAATGAAGGAACATGGAGTAGAGATGTGAACTTCGATCCTATTTCTGATAATGCGAACTGGTTTTCTCCAAATTACGCATTTTATGACTATTATAGAATGAGAGATAAGCTTCCGACTCCGTATAAAGACTTCACAGTTAAAAGAATACCACGTAATGTTAAATTAAAAATAATGAATAATGCAGTTGATTCTATGTGGTTAGTAGCTGATAGAGAATTAAAGGAAAATGCTGTAGTCACTTATAACGGAGATACTAAATCACCTATGATTAATTTCTTTGATAATAAAGTAGATGGTAGCCATAGAATAGTCTATTTTGATAAAGAATCAAACCCACAAGCAGCTATGATTGTAAGAGAAGGTGTGGAGTGTAGTGCAACTTATGTAAATGTGAATAATGACAGCATATATGAGCGTTATTTTAAAGGATGCTCTGATGTGTATGCTAGACTTAACATTACATTACAAAATAAACATAGGCATAATTCTTATATAACTGAAAGCACGTTATATACGCCTATAGTTATAGACCAATTTGATAATGTGCCTAATATAGCTAATCGTGGTATTAGATATACTCTTGTACGTTATGCTGGAGATATCTTAGTCAGATCGTATAATATAACACAAAATGTATTCGTAGAGTTATATAATAAAATATATAATAAACGTACGTTTTATAGAACTTCTATACAAGGAAGTCCAATATGGCCATTTTGGCTTAATACTGATAGATTAATACTATCAAATGCTAGAAAGATGATGACGATGTATTTAATGTACACTATATACACAGGGTCATTTAAAGGATTCTCATTAGATGATTTTGCAGATTTCTTTAAATATTTACATTCTGCAAGTGCTCCTAAAGATGGATTTAAATCTAATCCGACAGCTAGAAAAAGATATTCAGATATTTTTGAGCAATGGATTCCATTCGTAGTTGAATATTTAGATGAGTCGATATATCCTGGTCGTGATGCGTTTATGGAAGTGTATGGTGAGTTGTTAGATTATCATAAATACATATACGAAAATCTATTATTTTTGAATAATGAACAGTTTGCTGAAAGTATTGGAAGAAGTGTGTATAACACTTATATGAAGACTGTAAATAAAAAGGACGCTGGTCCTGCACAAAAGGTGTTAGAAGATATGCTTAATGAATACAGAAGCGGTCCAAGTAATAGAAGTACAAGATACGATAATACACCAGATGATGGAGTAGATATCGTTGAAGAATGGATGGACGATATTAATAATGATGATAGAATTCATAATGACCCATATGCTACTAAAACTATAGCACTTCAGCCAGATATATTTAATCAACAAGACCCTACAAGTTCTAGATTAACAGTGTTAGCTAAAACTAGAATAGGAAACACAATGCACATTTTAGTAGAAGCTGTTTCACTTCATTATATATACAGATGTATAGATTACGTACAACCATCGCTAGTTACTATAATACAACCAGCAAAGAATTTCTTAGATAATTACAAAACTGTAATTAGTATAGAGCTTCCTAAAGATAGTACTGGTTATATTGGAACGTGGCAAGATGGATACGATTTAAGCTATCCTACAACTATCACTATCAATGATATGGATACAATTTCTAATAATGAGTTCTTAGAAATGGCTAATAGAGACGATGTAGTTCCTAATGTAATAATAGGTTTCTATAAGCCAGGAGTAGACCCAGACTTTACTACATATGTAAAGAAATCTAAGAAAAGTGGACTATATTTAAAAGTAGACACTACATTAACAGAAAATAAAGCAGGAGACCGTTCTAGTAAATCAGAAGAGTTCTATTATCCACTATTTAATACAATAGGACGTAACGTAGAACGTAAGCTAGATTTACTTTATAATAATAAAGTATACTTTGCTAGAACATCTGGTGCAAGGGAAATTATACTACAAAATGGAGCATCATTCTTCCCTAACCCACTATTAGATTATGCGTTATCTATTTTAGATAACAGTTCTGATAGTAAAATATTGAGATTATATTAATTTTTTTATATAGTCGATAATTATATATATTAGCTAGTCACTTAGATAAACATAATTCCATTAACCCAAAGACATATGTTTAAGGCATGGAACTGTCTAAGTGGCTAGTTAACATTTAAAAAAGGAGGGTTGAAGAGTCTGTAATTTTTGGTTTATTTGATTTTAATTTTATTTAAATGGAGGTATTAAAATGAGTTTATTAAAAAGATTTGCAAATTGGATTGGAAGTTTATTTAGTGTTATAAGAGTTCATCAAAAAAATGAGGCTGTTGACAGAGATATAGAATTAGTAGACCATGTCAATAGAATAAGAAACATTAAAGATGATGTTATGGACTTAATTAGAGTAGAAGAGCAAATGTCTACTACAAAGTATAATGTAGTAGAATATTATAATGAGATTGATGAGCTTAGACTGTCTGCTCTAAATTCATTAGCTTTAGGAATGTATTCTAATAGAATGCAATATAAGCTTATTAACAGCATTCTAGTAGAAAGTACTGAAGTAGTGGATTTAATATCTAAGTTAGTATTGATGGGAAGTACTGATATAGATATGAAAAGAAAGTGTCTGGCTCACAGAGAGTCTACATTCTAGGAGGAAATATGTGGATAAAAGTATTGGCAGTAGTGTGTGGAATAGCGTATGCATTCGCTCTATTTGTATTTATACCAAGAGCATTTGAAGAAAAAGGGTTATCTTTAGAAGATAACTATTACAAAAAATGCATATTTAGATTATTTGCATATATAGTGATTTTCTTTATATACCTATATGCATATGATTGGCTAGAAGGATTTTTTACACAGTTTAGAGATTTTAAATAAGGAGGGGATTGCTCATGATTTTAAATTTTGTAGTAATAGACGCCTATAATAACTTTAATAGGCATATACAAAACTCAACTCCACTGATAATGGAGTTAGTGAAATCTAAGATAGAACTAAAACATGGTCATAGAATACAGAATAGACACCTAGTAGCTAATAGTAAATGTTTTAAATTTACTACAGATACTGAAATTAGGGGTGAGTTACTAGGTTTGGACAGTGTATTTAGAAAGATTATTAAACTTGTAAAAAAGTCTATAGCTGAGTATGAAGAGGATGGGTATGTATTCTGTATAGAAATTATAAAGTGGAATACAATAACTAATGCTGGAGTATATACAAATATAGGTTATGATTACATAGATAAGAAATTCTATAGTGACCTGGTTACTTTGAATGAGTCTAGCGTTGACAGAGTTTTAATACAAAATTTTAATGACGTTGGACTTATAGATGCTATACATAGTGATATTTTTGGAGTTTAAGGAGGAAAAGAAAATGAAATCGTATATAATAACAAATATTAAGCATGATGAATATGATGTAGAAGGGTTAAAGGATTTATTTCAATTATATTTAATTAAAATCATAGAAGATAAATATAGTGCACCTACTGAGTATAAATCAGATAATACTATTGAAGTAGATAATAGTAGAATGCGTTTTGATATGAGAACATGGAAATCTATTAGGCCAGAAGTTAAGACGTTGATGCTAGAATTTACAAAAGCAATGTCATATACTGCATATAATGTTGAAGTCAATGTTGAATTTGTAAACTGGGATGCTGAACTTAATGAAGGTGGAATGATTACATATAAAATGGATTTTGATGGAGATATGGATGAGGATGAAATGTCTACGATATCAACAGACTCATTGAGATCCAAAATAAATGTTTTAGAACATATGTTGAAAGATAATCTAGTGCCTGGTAATTGGACTGTAGAAAGTATGTTAACAGACGAATTTAATAAATTATGCAAAGAACTAAATCCTGAAGCATCAACTGAGGTTAAAGCCGAAGAGACATCTACTAAAGCTACAGATGTAACTATTTGCAGAACGATGAATGATGTAATAGAAAAAATGAATAAGCTCATTGCAACTGTAGAAAAATTAGAAGAAAAAGTTTTAAATAAATAGGAGGTAAAAAATATGAATTTGATTGTATTTAATTTAGACACGACGGCAGATATAGATGTAGATAGGTCAGTAATATATGTATTAAGAGAGTTTGTAAAGTATAATATAGAGTCTGAACTAAAGATAAAGGTTCTATACTCAAACCATGCATTAGAGATGCACGAAAATGATTTCTCAAAAATAACAGCCAGTGATTATGATATGATTAGGAGACAGATGGAAAACGTATCTGTAGGACTGTTCTTATCAGGATGTATAAATAATGTGGCAGTTGCACATGTATATTATAATCCTTGTGAAAAGAAAGGAGTCATAAGACTAATCAAACACAGAGGAAGTAATCATGAATTGCTCCAAACTATAGCTGAAATAGATGAATCTTCTGATGATGTTAAAAGACAGCATTTCTTTGGCACTATAAAGAGTATGTGTGGATTATCAGAGGACATATATGAAGAAGTAAATGGATATTTGAAAGAACTTAGAAGTGAAGTCAAAGAAAAGATTTCTAAAATGTCTGTTGAAGATAGATTGGAAGCTTTAGAAGAAGCTGTTGCTTCACTTGGTGATAATTTTATGAACATGGGCATAACTTTAGAATCTATATTAAAGGGGGAATAAAATATGTTAAGAGCTTATCTAAGAGTAAAAGTATGTGATGAAATGGGACCTATTGATGAGTATAGTAAGGGATTATTTAAACTAGTTACAAATAAGTTTATAGTAGCAAATGCAGCAAATATAAGAAATCAAAGAGGTAATAATGAAAATCCATATGATGGAGCTTATGAAACATGGTTTAATATTCATAATATGGATAAAGCATATGAAAAATGTGTTTATGATTTTAATAAATACATTGAAACATACGCTGAATTATTTAAGCATGAAGAAGAATTATTACCAGTTGGATTTAACTATAGTATATCTGTAGAATGTATTTTATTTGACTATGATACAAAAGTTGGTTCATGTAACACACTTTATACATCACTTTTAACACCAGGTATTAAACAAGAGATTAATAATATATCAGATGATAGTAGTTTATTCAAAAGAAAGGAATGGCTTAAAGTTGCTATTATAGATTTACCACAAGAGTCTATGATAAAGCAAGATATACAAGATTTTCTAGATATTTGGGATAGAGATGACAGAGATGAAGTTTTGGATGATTAATATAACTTTTTAAATAATTAAGGAGGATTGCTTATGTACAAAGGACATGTAATATTTAAATTAGGAGTTGATTGCGAAATCGCTCCAGACCAATTAAGAACTTTAACAAATTTTATGCACAATTATATTTCTAAATATCATCAAGCTAATATTATAAACACAAATGATGTAGCATTTACATTGGATGATGACACTATATACTGTATAGATAGCTTTAGAGAGATAGCTGAAGATTTGATTGTAGCAGCATATAAGTCAGTTTATGATGGTAAAATAATAACACACGGGTCTGCTGTTATAGTGTTATGGGACCCTGATAATAAAGTTGGATATCGTAGAAGCATAGATGTTACTGGGTCATATGAAAATGACTTATTGGACATAACACGTTCATATAGCGATATTACAGAATATAATACTTCAGAAGAAAAATTGGAATATTTAAAAAGAATAAATGGTAATCATATATTTAAAGGAACTCTTGATGAATATAAAGGATACATTTCAGAAATAGAAGCAGAGATTGAAGAAAAGTCTATTGACAACATTGACATTAATAAAAATAACATGATAAACATAATTAAGATATTAAATAGCAGATTAACATCTGTAGAAAACACTTTAGAAGAATTAAAAAATTATATAAAGAAATAGGAGTTGAAATAAGATGGCAAAAGACATAAAAGACATAGTATATGCAGGATTTGCTCAAATGGGATACCTGAACTGGATGCGTATCCCAGAAGGGACTAACGTGATGGACGCGTTATTCAATGAAGAATTTTTCAATAAAATACCTGAGGACAACAATGTCAAAACTAGATGTCTGTTTGCATGCTACTCTGAAGATGGGGACTACCAAGTCCCTATCTGGGGTAGTGAATTTGAGAAGTGGGAGCTTTTCTATGCTGCAAATGACTTAAAACTTATGAGTGATTTATTTGGTTCTGGACTAATTAAATCAAGAGTCAGCGACATAGGATTGAATCTAGAAGATTATAAAAAGTCAAATGGCTTTTACGCTTCTGCTTTTTTAAATAAAGAAACAGAGCAAATCATCATAGTTTACAGAGGAACAGACGACATAGCAGATAAATTGACAGACATTGATATTTGCTTATTTAATAAATATAATCCTCAACTAGTCAATACATATTGGTTTCTACGTCATGTACAGTGGAAACTTAAAGAGGCTAAAATGGCACAAGCTAAGATATACTTTACAGGACATAGTTTAGGAGGAGCACTTGCACAATTTGCTCATATCATAACTAATAATAATGTAAATAGAACTTGTACGTTTAATGCTTTAGGAATAGGAGTATTCTTTATAAATCATTTTGATACACCAGGACTTATAAATAATCTTACTTTAGATATTTGTAAGAATACTTCTGTTAAATATGGACCAGAACTTATAACATTTATAAATGATATATGGAAGTCTGGAGTAGTATTGACAGACACTTGGGAAGTGTATGATAAAGTGTATAACTATTTATTGAGTTCTAATGTAAGAAATGCCTCTAGATTATTTAAACTAGATGTAGGACTTAATATAAGCTTTGGATTTAACCACATAGATTATGATGAGAAAGCTACAGTAAAAGATAAATTAGATGTAGAAAAGATTAAATTAGCTACTATGGAGCTTGTAGGAATGCTTAAAGCTATAGCATTATTCAAAAGAGGATTTACGCATAGTAGAAACATCAGAGATTATAACATTATTAACTATGTCTTCCCTGATGATTGGACTGTAAATTTACAAACAAGAATAGGAAAGATTATAGATGTTACAGAAGAAAAAGATTATCATATGGTTGAAAAGATAGATGATGGAGCTCTTAGAGTTGTATTACAAACATTTAAGAGATTTGGATTTAGTAAACATAGTGTAGGAAATTTCTTAATGTATATAACTAATAATGGATATATAATTCCAGGTAAAATACGTAGTGCTATAATAGAAATAATGCTTAAAGAATTATGTACTTTCTGTATTGAGAATAAAGGCTTTGACGAATATATTATTAAGAAAGTCTCTACAAACGAATACAGAGTTAAAGCTATAGAGTATTTTACACCAGATAGATTACTACGTCATGGAAGTGCTGCTTTAAGAAATCTTACACATAAACAGCTTATAATAGATGCTATAAGCAAATATAACCATAGAACTATAGGAGATAATAAGATAGTCTATGGAGAATATAATAACATGTATTTAAACGGAATTATTGGAGGTTCCGCAATAGTTTTAGAAGATTAATAAACAGGAGGAAAGAGAATGAACGTTAGAGAATTATTTACACTGAATAATGTGGCACTTATTGGAGTTGCTACATATCTATTATCAACTATAAGAAATTGGTTTTTTGCACTATTTGTATTTGTAAAGAGAAGATGTATTATGGGTGTATCTGTATCTGGAGCATATATGGAAACTAAAGTTAAAGAATGGTTGATAAATAACTGTTACAGCGAAGGTAGTAGAAAGCTTTTAACTAATAATAACATGTACCTATATAATGAGTTTAATAAGTCTCTTATGTGGGGAAGTTATTTAATCAGAGTTAGAAGATTTTGCTGGGCGTATGTTTATAGTTTCCAAATAAAAGATTCTTTTAGTGGAGATGGAGTTAAGAATATGCTTGGGGTAGATTTTTATGGTATAGGAAGAACAGCACTTGTAGAGTCAGTTAAGTCTTCTTTTGAGCTTAAAAGAGATGATGATGATATGATTAGACTTGTTAGTAAGTTATCTGGAGCTGTATTCAACCAATTTACTACAAAAGAACCAAGAACTAATAAAAAGATATTTGGTGAGTTTGTAGATAAAGTGGACGATGCTGTAGATAACTTTATAAATAATAAAGACATATATGAAAAATTTGGAAGAAAATATAAAACAGCTATACTTTTATATGGACCTCCAGGAACTGGTAAAACTTCTATCGTAAAACACGTGGCAGAAAGTCTTAACTTAGAAACTATATATTTCTTAGAGGGATTATTGTCGGAAGGAAATTCTCCTGCTGTTATAGCTGGTAGCATAAATGATGACAGTGTTGGAAATACAGATAAAAATGGTAAACCTTGTCCTGCATTATGCGTAATAGAAGATATAGATAAATCTATATTAGGAGTAGGAGATGGAGATGAAAAAGAAAAATCTAGACAAGTAGCTCAGAAAGGACGTACTGTCGATAAGCTTATGCAATTCTTAGATAGTAACATAAGTCCAAATAATATTATATTAATCATCACTACAAATAATATAGAATTACTTCCAGAACCTCTTATAAGAAGTGGACGTATAGACCATAAAATATATGTAGGTCCACTTACAAGAGATAATGCAGAAGAAATGTGTGAACATTATGGTGTAAATAAAAAGGAAATATTAGGAGACACAAACGAATTCAATCCCGCTGATCTTGAAAATAAAATATTTACTAAGATAATGGGGGAACGTAATGAAAGGATACAGAATTAATATATTTGACATATGTATATTATTATTTGCAGTAGTAGTGTGCTATGTCTATGCTAGAAGACAATTTGAAATACAAGAGCTTATATTGATAGAACAAAGAGCAAAAATAGAGCTTTTATCTAATATCAATATAAGTAATTATAGTTTAGAAGAAATAAATGCTATCGTGGAGGATTTATCTAATTCGGATAAACTCCACGATATTAAAATTGACTGGAGTAAGTCTTATGTATTAGTGCCAAATGAAACACCAGATGCTGAATTACGTAAGACTGTAACTTATTATCCAAATGCTAGATTTATAATTTTGGATGATGAGGAAGAGGATAAATATGAAAAAGAGTTTGGTGCTAGAATAAAACAATGGAGGTAAAAATGAAATTAAAACATGGTAATATTTGCGTAAGTTTTAATGTTGATTGTTGTAAGGCTAATATGAGTAATTATTTGAATACTAATCTACAGTATAAATCAGTAGATGAGGCTACTATTATAGATGAAAATCTAGATGCAGTTGTGGAGGAGTTTGGAAAAAATCTTAGCTTAAATAACATAGCTGACTACTTAACATATATCAGAGCTGGAGTTTTATATGAGCTAGTTCCAGAGTTACCAGGATTTCTGGTAAACTATGCTAATCAAGCTTTAACTGCCGCAAACCAAATAGATATAGAAAAGTATGATACTACTACTAGAGTTACTAGTGTATATCATATTCGTATCCGTGATGGTAAAGTGGCTATGAAATAAATTATTGAGAGACCTGTTAAATCGGGTCTCTTTCTTTTTTTTTTACCAATTTTTTTATAAAACCAATAATTATATATATTTAAGTGTATTTAATATTTATTTATATTATTTTAATTTAATAGGAGGAAAGAAATATGAAAAAAGAAAATGTAGTATTATCAACAAGCTATAATTTGAGTAAAGGATGGCTAGAATTTGAATTTGTAGTTTATTTAAACAAAGGTGATTTAAGAATTTATAGTACTACAATAAAACCAAAAATAACAGATGTGGCACAACTTGTATCAGATATAAAAGATCATATTGAAGATTGCCCTTACATAGAAGACATTAACTCATTCATGGATAGAAGTAATATAATAATAAGAAGTATATTTGATGAATTTAAAGAATATGATAACTCAGATGTTTATACAAAGAGTTTTGCTCCATTCAATACAATAAGAGAATTTGATATACAAGGAGGTAATGAATAATGGCTGACAAAGTATTAGGAGTTATGGACGATAAAGGTACTAAAATTGTGTTAGCTTATAAAGGATACTTAGGTAAGTTAGTAGTTATGCAAATAGAACCAGATGCAGAAACTTACGAAGATGGTTCTTATGATGCTAGAATAATAGCACAAGTACATATAAGTGTACATGAGGAATCACCAGAGCACTTTTATATAGACTACACAATAGTAGCTGGTCCAACTGAAGTAGGTAATGAGGAATTAATGAAACAGAGAAAGGACAGAGTTACTGTTATTCTTCATAATTATGAAGAAGAAATTTTGGATTTTGTAGAAAGTGAAGATTATTTAAAATACTAGGAGGGATAAAATGGGAACAATAAATGAAAATAATATTTTATGTATATTTACTATGCCAGGTGTTGATAAAGATTCTGATATAATATTATGGCGTGATGATGAGGGAGATGGTGAAGATACAAATGGTTACATCATAATAACTGAGGCTATACCTACTGGTAGAAAAGATGAAGATGGTAAAGATATCTATGAAGCTAGTAGATTAGCTAGACTTAGAGTAGTGGAAAATGATGGAGAATATAGTGTAGACTACAACTTGGCTATAGAAAGCGACCCTGATACAGAAGAATATAAAGCATTAAACGCAAAAGTTATAGGTATACTTGATACATGCCAAGCGGAATTGTTTGAGGATTATCTAACTAGATTAGAAGCATAATTATTGAGAGCTCTTCGGAGCTCTTTATTTTTTAAGGAGGAGATTATGGACAACTTTATAACACCAAAACTAGATATAATAGCAAAAGCTAAAAACAAAGGTAGAAAGATATTATTAGCTCTTAATGAGTATAATAATGATATCGAGATATATTTATTAAATCCAGTAAAGGATGAAGATGGTATTAAAGGGTACGAAGGAGGCGTTATAGCCACTATAGAAGTAATACCTTTTGAAAAAGAAAAGTTTAAAATAAGATATAAAGCTGAATTAGCTTTGAATGAGAAGATATCTGATGATAGTGCTCAGGAAAAGTTTAATATAGCGTATACTATGGTTAAAAAATATAAAAATGAATTAATAGAATATTATGTTAAAAATTTAGCACAATATAGAATATAATAGGAGGAATGATAGTATGGATATGTATAATGGAACTAAAGAGAATATGAGTCGTAAGTATGATATATTTGCTCACTTTGCAATAAAAGATGATGATGGTAAAGATATTACTATTTACATAGGAGAAAAGTTTGATGATAGAGGAGTATGCTATCTAATAGCGGATATAGAATCTAGATATATAATATTTGCATCTATACCTGACTACACTGATTATTATAAGATGGTTAAGTTTGAACCTGGAGCTAAAGAAATACATAATAAATTCAATGATAAAGATATATTTGAATACATAGATATGGATGAAACTCGTAAAAGTGAGATATTTGATAATATAGAAATACTTGACTTTACTACTATTATCAATTCATCTCATTACTAATAATAATGTTATATTAAATTAAAGAAAGAGAGGTAATATATGAGCATAACGCCAGTAAGAGGAGACGATTTTAAAATTATTATAATTGGCAATATATTCCCTAAAAGGAATGAGATTAATGCAAGTATTAAATTTGAATACTACTCTGAGGAAAGTAATGTTACGTTGACTGAGAATATAATATATATGAGTAGTTCTATAAAGGAAAGAACAGATAAAGCTATAGAGAATATTACTACTATAGTAGAGTCAAGTTCTCTTGTGGATGAGACTGGTAAAAATCCGTCTACATTTATAAATGATACGTTAAATGATTTATATGATAAAGCTGTAAAGCTTAGAGACGATTTTATAGATGGAGAAGACTACACAGAACACAGTATGATTACTATAACAGTTAATACAGAAAAACTTGAAGACAGGGGGTTACTAGATGAGTAAAGATTATACACAATATACAGCAAAGGATATAGAACTTTTAGAGGGTCTTGATGGAATGAGAGAAAGACCATCTATGTATATAGGAAATAATGGAGCCGAAGGGCTCCATCAATGCTTAGTAGAGTCTCTTACAAATAGTATCGACGAAGCTATAGCAGGCTTTGGAGATACTATCTATATATCTATTATAGATAATGGAGATACTGATATTTTTTGTATAAGAGACCACGGAAGAGGTATACCAGTAGATATGCACCCTATCCATAATAGACCAGTATTAGAAATACTTTGTACAGATATGCATGCTGGAGGAAAGCTTACAGCAGAATCTAACTATAAGATATCTGGAGGAAACTATGGTATAGGACTTAAAGTATTAAATGCATTATCAGAGAGACTTCATATAGAATCTTGGAAAGATGGCTATCATTATGAGCAAGACTTTAGTAAAGGACATAAGCTTAATGATATTAAGAAACTTGAAAAGACTAAAGAAATAGGAACTCTTATGTCTTGGGAGCCAGATAAAACTATATTTGAAGTTACTAAATTTAATAAAAGTAAAGTCAAAGCAGCTCTCAGAGATAATGCGTATTTAAATCCAGGAGTCAAATTTGTATTTAAATACTATAATGATAAAGAAGACGTCTATTATAGTCAAGCTGGAATTGTAGATATGCTTAATGAAATGGTAGATAAGAAAGATACTGTATTAAGTAAACCTATATATTTTGCAGAGAAAGAGGATAAACAGGAATTGGAAGTAGTTCTTACATATACCAATGGACATGAACTATTACGTTCATATGCTAATAAAGTAAAGATGGTAGATGATGGAACACATGTTACAGGCTTTAGGAGCGGGTTTACAAAGGCAGTAAATGTATATGCTAGGGAAGCTAAGCTATTAAAAGATAAAGACGAAAACATTACTGGAAATGAATTAAGAGATGGTTTAATAGCGATAGTGTCAGTAATGATATCTGCTCCACAATATGAAAACCAAACTAAAACAAAGCTTGCAAATACTTCTTTAATAAATTGGGTAGGAAGCGTAGTATATAATAATATGCTGGAATATCTTAGAAAGTATCCAAGTCAAGCATCAGCTATAGTAAAGAAAGCATTATCTTATAGAAAGCTTAGAGAAATTATAGCTAAAACTAAAGAGACTATGATGGGGACTAAAGAAGTTAAAAAGTTTGGAGCTTTATCTGGAAAGCTTAGCAACTGTAGTAGTAAGAAACCAGAAGAATGCGAGCTATGGGTCGTTGAAGGGTTGAGTGCCCTCTCAACTGTAAAGACTGCTAGAGACCCTAAGTATCAAGCTATATTTTCCCTTAGAGGAAGAGTTCTTAATACAGAAGGTCTTAGTATAGATAAAGTATTACAGAACTTAGAGTTTAGAGAACTTGTACAATCATTAGAAATAGGAGTAGGTGAAGATTGCGATATATCAAAACTTAGATACAATAAAATCGTAATAGCTACTGATGCTGACCCAGGGGGGTCTGCTATCCGTCTTGGACTATTAACTTTCTTTGTCAACCATATGCCTGAGTTACTTAAAACAGGACATCTTTATTTTGCAGAAGCTCCATTATTTAAAATTATGACTAGAAAGGAAACTATATACTGTAGAAATAAAAGTGTGTTAGAAGAAAGGATTAAATCGGTAAAGGGAGAATATCAAATAAGTAGATTTAAGGGACTTGGGGAAATGGATGCTGATGACTTTAGAGACTATGTAATGAATCCCAAATCAGGTGCTTTAGTTCAAATAATTCCAGAGGATTTTGAAAGATTATCTGAAATAATTACTAAACTTCAAGGTAGTAGTTCTGAACCTAGAAAACTTTTTATAGAGAAAGGAGAGATTTAATATGTTAAATAGTGATAAGTTTTATATATGTGCGATATACGTTGTGAACGTGTTTTTATTTCTTATGATAGATGCTGTTATTATGAATTGGTTAGATGATAAAAGAAGAGCTGAGAAAAAGAATCCACGTGTAAGACTTATATGGGCACGTAGATGGAAATTTTGTGATAGAATAGCAACTTTCCTCATAGTTATATCTGTAATACTACCAGCGTTATGGATATTCAATAAGGCAGTAGATGTCATATGTAAAAAGATAATCGGATTGGTGATGAATGATGCGTAAGATTAGTGCGGAGGAATTGGCAAAGGAGGATTATCTTGAGTTTTCTACCTATACGTTAGAAGACCAAGCTATCCCGTGTGTATACGATAACTGTAAGCCAGTTCAGCGTAGAATATTGTATGAAGCATATAAATTAGGATTAACTCCTAATGCTGTATTTAAGAAGTCTGCGTTTGTAATCGGGTCAGTTATGGGTAAATATCATCCATTTGGTCCTGATGGTATTTATAGTGGTATAATTAATATGGTAAAAGATGTTAGTAAGAATATCCCGTTACTAATAGGTAAAGGAGGATTTGGAAATGCTGTTAGTAAAGGGTTCGCAGCATATCGTTATACAGGAATAAAGTTATCTGAATATAGCTATAACTACTTACTTAAAGATATAGATAAAAATACTGTAAAGTTTATTCCAAATTATGATGAGACTCTTGAAGAACCAGTGCATTTACCAGCGGTATTACCAGATGTACTTATAAACGGAAATAGTGGTATAGCAACTCCGTATATGTGTTGGATACCTCCTCACAATGTAACGGACGTTATTAAGCTTTGCATAAAGTTTATAAGGAATCCAAAGATGAGTATAACGGAAATGATGCATACATTACAAGGTCCAGATTTCCCTACTGGAGGAGTTATATCACAAATGAGTTCAGTATACAGATTTTATCAAACTGGTAAAGGTGCTTGTACTATAACTGGTAAATGGCATAAAGAAGTTGATGATAGTAAGACTTATTTAGTTATAGATGAATTACCGTATATGCGTACTCAAGAAACATTTATGGAGAACTTATCTGTATTAAAAGCTGATAAAGATATTGGGTATCTTATAGCTGGTGTAGAAGACTTATCTGCTAATGGGGAAATTAAAGTAAGAATTAGAGTATCTACTGGTACAAAGTATGATGAACTTGTGGATATTCTTTTAAAGAAAACTTGTTTACAGTATAGTCAAGTTTTAAATATGATGGTATTATTAGATAATAAAGAATACAAGTTATTGAACTTAAAAGAAGTTATGGAATACTTTGTATCTTTCAGAAGTAAATGTCTATATAATAAGTTTAAATATGAATTAGAAAATAACTTAAAAAGATATCATTTATTAGAAGGAGTTGTTATAATCAATAAAGATATGGATAAAGCAATTTCTATAATAAGGAAATCTAATGGTAAAGAAGATAGTATAGTAAAGTTAATGAAAGCATTTCCTTTATCTAGAGAGCAAGCTGATTATATAGTAATGATGAGAGTATATAGACTATCTAATCTAGAAATCAATATAGTTAAAGATGAAATGAAAGGATTAAAAGAAAGAAGAACTTACTTAGAAAAGATAACTGCTTCTGATAAGAATAGGTATCTTGATGCAGAGATGCTTATAGAATGGGAAGATATATTATCTAGTAAAGATATTAATAAGAAAAGAAGAACAGAAATATCAAAAATATAAAGGAGGAATTATGCTTACAAACACTAAGCTTAAAATAATAACATCTATGGTTGATGATGATATTATATCGGTCGATTTATCAGTGTTAGACCATACAGGAGAGTCTACTTTTTATAGAAACATTATAAACAAGATTAATAAGAATTCTGAATATACATGGCCTGAACCTAAGGTAGTTAATTATCATAATTTAGAAGAAATTACTAATGTTTTGAAAGATAGGGAATGTGTAGTAGATGGAAATATACTTGGTATAATGGCTGAGAATATCTTATCTGTAGTAGAGATGTGTGATGAACATAAAGTTAGTAAAATAATAATCGAACAGATTATTAAATTAAAAAAGATATAAAAGGAGAAGTGATGTAGTATGGGTAAATTAAAAGATGGTGAATTAGGAGTATCGTATGATTTAAGTTTTATTAAGTCTACAAGAAAAGTAGAAGTTTATATAAATTTAAATTATAGGTCAGATGATGGTAATTCGTCTATTGATGATGAGTGTGAAATGAATGTTCTTAAATTAAACAAAGACACATTATTAGACAAGTCGTATTCATTAGGAGAAATGATATTATGTAGAGTAGAAGATAAGATACTAGAATACGTAAAAGAGCATTTAAAAAGAGTGCTATCAAAAATAGATGCAGAAAGCAGTGTAGATTCGTATAGTCTTAGATATGTAATAAGAGCTAAGGTATTATATGATGGTGATGAATGTATAATAACAGCAGGTGAATAAGGAGGATTTATGCAATTAGTAGTAATAGAAAAAAGAATAGTCGATTATGTAGTTAAATTGCAAGAAACACAGATTGATTCTGATGACGTGTCTAGGTATGTTAGTTTGCGAGTTTATATATGATCATGAGACTGATAAAATCGAAGTATTGGATAGAAAGAAACCTGATGATATGTATGTGACTGAAGGATTAGCTAGAAAACTTATTCTACATCCTTTATTCTCAGAAGCTCTTAATAAGATAATATATGATAAGACTAACCAAATATTAGCTACAGGGTTCAATGTAGGTATGTTTGTTGAAGGTCTGTGTTTAGAAGATGCGTTAAATTTTTCACTAAGTCTAGATATAAAAAGAAAATAAGGAGAGGGATATAAAATGGCAACTTACATAGTAGTAGGTGTTGTGTTTGGAATTTCGGCTTGGATGATTATTAGTGCGGTAATGAATAAAGCTAAGATAAGTAAGACTGAGTTTATACTCACAACTGGAGCTGGTGTAGTCGCCAGCTCTCTTGTCATTTTATCTAGATTATTATAAGGAGGATTATTATGAAGAAATTATTATTGGGATTGATGTTATGTGTATCGGTATTAAGTATGGCTGAAACATATGTAAAAAGTTATGATTTATCTACTTCTCTTAGTTGGGATAAGAAGATAAGAACAAATGAAGACATTATAAATAAGGCTATCAAAGAAGAATATGACAGATATAAGGCTAAAGCTGTCAGTATTAGTATAGCTGGAAGATTTCAAGATAGTGTGTATATATTATTTGAAAAATAAGATAATGGAGGTTTAATATGTATAATGTAGATGAACTACTAGAAAAATTAAGACTTGAAACTGATAAAGAGGCTGTTCAAAATATAGCTATTGAATTAAATGACAGTGTCGCATGTCTTGAAGATTTAAAGAAAGTGTATAACTTTTTTGGATTTGATAGAAAAAACTTAGATAGAGATTATGAAATATATAAAAAATTGAATGATATTTATAACTTCTCTAATGGATATCTATTAACAGAATATCAATATAATCTAATTAGATATCTATACTATAGTGCATATTTTGGTTTAATAATTCCTGTTAAATTAGCTATAGAAAAGGTGTATGATGTGCATGAAAGTGAAGTAGTGGCTAGAATTCCTAATTGGAGAGAAGAACTTGCAACATATGGATGTGACCACATATTTAAATACATAGAAGAATATATAAATCACATAAATCAATTAGAGGCTATATATGGTGTAACACAACCTGAAAGAATGGAAAATATGAATAATATTATGAATCTGTATAAAGATAATAAATATGTAGATAGTTATGCTGAAATAGAAAAAGCAGTTGATATCACGATAGCTATGAGTGACAAGGTTGCTAGCATTAAAGAAATTCAAGAAAAGATATTTAAAGTCTGTGGATATACAAAAGTAGCAGATGCTTATGATGCTACAGATATGTTTGAAAATTGTGATTTCTCAGATGAGGCTATAAATAAAGCTATAGATGCTTTAAAGGAACTTAAAGCAATGTCTGAAGAATATAATAAAACTAATAGTTTAATATAATAAGGAGGAAAATATGAAAGAATGGAATGTAGAAGTTTGTAAGAATATTATTAAGAGTTTGGAATTATCTAAAGAATTTGATGATAGTGCTACAAGCACATTAAATGAGTTTAAAGTGGCATTGCTTAAGGAGCATACTGAAGCTAGTAAATATAATGAGCTTAATGATTTATACGAAATACTTGATGTGCAATCTAAATTAGCAGAATACTTAATCAAAGGTATAGAGAAATTAGCTGAAATATATGATAATGATGTGTATGATAATATGCATCCTAAAACTAGACAAGATATACTTTGGTCTATGCATGAATTAAACTTATTGGCTAAGATACCATTACTGTATAAATTGATAGCAGTCGATAAAGCAGAAAAGTGTTTTAGTTTAGTTGACATCGTTCAGTATGCTATAGGTATAGAAATAGATGAAGATGTAGTTAAAGCAGTACTACAAGAATCTTATGAAAAATATGGTGTTATAGATTATACGGAGATTCTATATGAGGATGTCATCCCTCCTGTAGTTATGAGTGTCTTAAAATTAGAAAGCAAACTAGATAATATTGAGGAACCTATCTTTGAACTTATTGGAGATTTAGGAAAAGAAATAGCTAACTACATTATAGATATATCTAATAGAAATACTGTAGAAGAATTACTACATGTTGTAGAGATAGAGCATTCAGTATTAGAGTCTCACTTTTTGGAAAACGATGTATTACCTGGTTCGACATATGATAACATTGTTGATAATCTAGAGAATGCTATTAAGGAATTTAAGAAGAAAATTATAAAGTAAATAGTTATATATGTTTAAGTGTTTCAAATATATTTTAGGAGGTAAGATTATGAATAATGAATTAAAGAACTATTTTGGAGATGATTACTTTGATGGAAAGAGTATGAGAACTTTAGATGGACAAGGGTCTTTATTACAGTATTATGCTAACTTATATGCTGAGGATAAAGATAAAGATGTATTTATAGCTGGAATGATATTAACAGAAAGATATATTAAAGAATTAATAAATGACATCAGATTTAAACAAGTTCATTGCGTAGAAGATATGTATAGTAATCTCGATATTGATGCTAGGCTTTTAGATGTTCGTAGAATGCTTGAATATCAAGGAGGACTTATTGGAAACATATATGATTTAGACATAGTAAAGCCATTTATTGATTTTATATCAAAATGTGATGATATGTCTAGTGGAGATGCTTTAGAAAAAGGTGCTGTAATAGAAGCTCATATGGTATTACTTGGTCTTATGAAAGGATTTTTAAATGCAGCATTATCACCTATGGATACTATGAGACTTACTCAACTATTCAATATGCATAATAAGGAGTATATAAATAACTTACATGAATTACAAGTTTGTATACAAAATATCAATACAGTAACTTTTAATGCACGTATGTCTATGCATAACGTTCTACATCAAAATAAAGCAAATGTAAATGTACTTACTAATATTTATAAGTTCTATGAAGTATTTATAAAGAAATATATAGCAAGTGCTTTAAAAAATATGCTTAACTTTGACCACTTTAAAACAGTTACTGCTACAATACCAGTCATCAGTAATAGAAGAGGTGCGTTATGGTCATACCCACGTACAATGGAAGGTGAAGATGTGACTACTGTCAAAGACGTATTATTAGGAGAAGGTATTATAGACGAAGACTTCAATCTATTGATACAACCTTATGATAAGAATGATATAAAAGAAATGAGAGCTATGTTAGACGGTGTAGCAGATTTAGTTAAGGAAAAAACATCTTTAGAAAATCAATACAAAGCTACAGCTAATGAAATAATTGGTAGCATGATAGGTGAATTTGAAGATGAAGATGGTTGTGATGTAGACGAAAGAGATATTTCACGTATATCTTCTAGAGATTTAGATTGTGTTGATATAAATAATATCAAGAAAGCTAGAGATTTAATAAACGCTGCTATAGAAACATATGAGAAATATAAAGAACTTTTAAATAAATAGGAGGCAAAGATTATGATTGTGAATTTAGGTATGCATTATTTAAGTGAATTTAAGAGGACTAATGATATGCAGTTTTTAGTAGCTGCATATGGAATGTATCTTCAAATGGAAAATGTTACACCAGGAGCAGTAAATTCGATATACAGTAGGCTGGATATATATACGCCTAAATATTATGAATTTTTTGAGGGTGTAGAAAATGCTATTGAAGAATGGAACCCAGGGGCTGTATTTAAATTTAAAGACTTTATATTTATACACAACTTCTTTAAAGATATCGCAGACGTATCTAATAAGTCTGATGATATGTATAGAGTATTTGATAATGAACTATATGACGAATTAGCAAATATTCTTATGTTTAATAAATTATGTCATATGCTAAATTATCTAATGTTATGTATAAAACATGATACTTATAAGATATGTGACTCTAACTATGCTTGGGGTAGATTTGTTGGAAGAACTATCGCAGAAGCGTATTGTGACGAAGAAGCAGATCCAGATAAATATGATAGATATGGGTTACTTCGTAGTATAAAAAACTATTATATATACGAAACCGAAGATGATACGATAAAGACTGTGTTAAACAGAATGTTATCTAAGTTTCTAGAAGCTTCTTCTAAGAATCATCCAGAATTATATAAAAAGCTATTAGAGTTACGTATGATTGAAACTATATACTCTGAAAAAGATGATAAGATTGATGGTGCAAAATATGAAACTAAATCATTTAGGAATGTATTGATAGATTTAGACATCATTGATAAGGATGGTAATGTTAAGATAGTAGTTCCAGAAGACGTGTTTGATACTCTTAAAGCATATATGGAAAATGATAAGCCAAATATAATTCAACTAATAGAAGTTAAAGACAAGTACAGACTGATAGAAAAAGAGTTTCCTGATGTACTATCTAATTGGTTGTATATTGACAGGTATGGTGATAATGCACTAAAATCAGCATATTTGCATAATATTGGCTGGACATCTGCTAAGGAAGTTGATAAGATAGAAGCGGTGAAAGAAGTTCTGGATAAAATACTAGATGCTTGTAACTGTTATAATGATATATTGAATAATAGAGGGGGTAAATAATGGCAGCAAATGAAAAAGCAGTTGGATTAGATTTTTATATAGATACTTGGAATAGCAGTAAAGATGATGTTGCAAAAGTGGGGTTGATAGTAGCATTCAATGATATGATAAATACGTTGGATGACTATAGAACTTCTAAAACAGAAGATGAAACAGGAGCTCTTGAACTAGATATCCATAACTATATTAAATGTCTTAAAGAAGCATTTGAGTTTGATATTAATATGGAATATATTGATACAGCTCTTAAATTATTATCTACATTTAATAAATCTATATCTAAGTATAAAATGTATGATGAGGGATATTCTGTCATTATAAGACCTGTTAGAGACATACTTCATGCTAACTTGGAATATTTTATCAGAATGCTTGGACTTAAGATTCAAACAAGTTATGATGAGTTAAAGGTCATTCCAGTCAAAACTAATACAATAGTAGCATCTGAAATATTATTGGAAAGATATCAAGATTTTATAAATTATGCAACTCTAAATACACAACATGATTTAGAAGACTGTGTAATAGATTTAGCTAAATGTACTGTGGCTGAAGTTATAAGAATCATAGGTGAAGATATTGATAGACTTATAGCTGAAATTACAGAAAAGTATATGAGCGGTGTTTCGGAACGTTATAAGAAGACTTTGGAAACATTTGCTGCTGATACTAAATATTTAGATTATGATAAGGTATTTGACCATCTGGAAGATGCTCTTACAGATTGGTTTGACACTATAGATGTTCATTTTACACAAACAAGTGAGTTTGGACGTACTGCATTATGTTTCAAAGAACGTCTTACGGACGTATTTGAAGTTATAGTTGAAGAATATGATTATAACTTATTATGGGATATGTCAAGACCTGATTACCCTGATGAAGCGTATCTTGAGGGTATAAAGAAATTACAAGATGCATTGACTGCTCATATTAAAGCTACAGAAGATGTAGTTAAAGATATGAATAAATAGTTGGCTGAGTGGGAGATTTGTTTCTCCCACTTTTATATAAAATAAAAAACTTAGGAGGAATAATATGAAATTTAATTGGGTAGAAACAGAATTAACAGGAAAAGAGTTTGCTATAGCTGATATTACTAATAATGGTAATAAAGAAGGTCAAGTAATAGTTATAAGAAGTGCTAAAGAAGACAGTATTCAAGTAAACGTTAGGCATCACGTTTATTCTTATAACAAAGCAGTAGGACTTCCACATTTATTAGAACATTGTATATTTGGAACAGTGTGGAATGGTAAACCTATGTTTGAAGCTATGTCAGAACTTGCAAACATGGGAATAGACTTAAACGCTGGAACTAGTATTAAGGATATATGCGTACAAATGGACGTATCTAAATGTATGGATGAAAATAAGTATAAGAATGATGCTGTATATCAAAAGATGGCAGAATCATCTAGATACACTGATATATTTAATAACTTAGCACAAATATGCAAAAACTTATACGTAAATAAAATTAGTGAAGAATACTTCAATAAAGAAAAATCTATCGTAAGTAGCGAACTAGAACAAAGACACCCTGGAGATAAACAAAACATAAAGAAATTTACAGTTCCTTTATGTTTATACGGAGATAAAGTATCAGCTATAGGTTCTAGATGGAATATATTAAACATTCCTTATGAATTTATTAACTATGCTAGAACTAGAGTATTCTCTAAAGAGAATCTTAAAACTATAGAAATCATCATGCCTAATTTCGTTTCATTAGAAGATTTAGAAAACTTATTTTTAAATCCACTATTCGACGCTTTAGAATCAAACAGTAAAGAAAGTAGAACTATGACTGTTTCTAAAGAAGTTAAAGAAATCGTTGATGAAAACATGATGATAAGATACGCTCCGTCTAGTAAGTCTTTCCAAATGGAAAGTATCGGGTTTAATAACCACTTCAAAAGAGGACAAGTATTCACACCTAAGTTTAAGAAAGCGTTTAATACTGTTCCAGTTAGAGGAGTTATTATAAACGTTCCTACGACTAAATACGATATCAACAGTATACTTAACGTAGACGATATAGCTTGTCAATTAGCTATCAACTTCATTAATAATGAATTAAATAGATTCTATAGAGAAAAGTATCCATATAGTTATGGAGTAAGCATGATGATTACAGCTTGGAGACATAAAAAGAATTATTCAGCTAGGTCTTTTATACTAGAACTTAACGATGGTGTAAGTCAAGAGGATTTCTTAAACTCTATAAAAGAATTTAAAGACTACGTTACAGGTGACGCAGGTTCATATAATAAGAGACTAACTGAAGCAAGAAGAATACATATTGAGAATTTTAAGAAACAGTGGCATTCATACAATATGAGCGAATTCGCTGGAATGAGAACTGACTTAATAGTTCAAATATTATTCGGTTCTTATGCTGATTCAGCTGAAGAAAAGATTGCTGTATTAAACAGTCTTAAAGCTGAAGACGGAATGTTATTCCCTAAAGTTATAACAGACTCATATAATGAAAGTAAAGTAACTTTAGCTCTTATAGATGAATATGTTAAAAAGATTATCGACGGATGGAAAATCAACATGTTATTCTCTGAAAATGTTATAGAGGATGAAGAACCAAAGAAAGAACCAAAGAAAGAATTCAAAAAGGAATTCAAGAAAGAGTTCAAGAAAGATTTTAAATCTGGGGATAAGAAACCTTATAAGAAGAATGATAAACCTTATAAGAAGAAATAATACTTATGCAGTGGGAGAAATCTCACTGCATTATTTTTTTTTACGTCATTGTGCGACAATTATAAAATGTAATTTTTTTTTATAAAGGAGAGGATAGAAATGAATTGTGGAACACCGATTACAGTTAAGTCAATATACGAACTTTCGTATTATAAATATTTATCTGGCTTAACTAAACCGTACTATGACCCTAAATTTGTCACTAGTACTATATTTAATTATGTGCAAACACACGTACATGACGCAAACACTTATTTAGATGAGGTTAAACATTGTATAACCTATGAGCAATTATTTGAAGAATTCTGTAAACATAACTTAGATTTATATGGACGTGAATATGAGGATAACGTTTTTTCTTATGTTAAAAAATATGGAAAGCTTCAAAAGATATTAAAACAAATACCAAATAAACATTACAGAAATCCATATAATTTAAGGCAATGGGTTACTCAATGTAAATATATATGTAAAAAAATAGATATAAAATATAGTGAAACTTTAGAAGCTGCATTATTGTGTTATTATATCAGTAGAAATAGTAAATGTGAAATAAGAGATGCATTAAAATTATTATACGATAATAATATAATAGATGAAGTTAATGAAAGTAGTGTAGTAGAAATTATTAGAGGATTAGATGATGATAACGTAGTTCAACTATATCATAATATATTAGTATCTTCTATTATATTACCTCCTGCTACAAATAGAATAGTATTAGACTCATTAAACTGTTATATACATCGTAGATATAAACTTAATAGTACGTATATACCATTCTTATATAAATTATCATCATTTACTTTAGATAAAAACCAAGATAATCCAATATATAAGCAAGTATTTGCAGAAGAACTACAACAAGAAAAGAATATGATTAATAGAGAAAGAGAGAATATGCTCTATAAATCTAGAAATAAATATGGACAAGTGTGGCTTTCTGATAAATGTGTATGGAATATGCTTTCTATCAGATTTAATACTTCTGTTATAGATGATAAAAAGAAAGAGCTTGCTAATAGACTTAGAAATGCAAAGAAACTTGCTATGCACTCTGAATTAGGATATATTCCATTGATAGAATATTTAGTAATATTAGATTTCTTAAAATTAGATAAAGAAAGATTTGATGTTATATTCGCAGAGACTGTACTTACTGTATTATTTAAATATGGATTTAACATCAAAGAAGATGATGTTATGTATTATTTAAGAAAGCTTACTAAATTAGATAAACGTAGTAGAGACTTTAAAGATGACGTAATAGAAGTTATAAAATATAGTGTATATAATGCTCCTCCTACAAGTATGGATGATATATTAGAATATGGAAATAATTTATTTGATTTAAAAGATATAGCAGCAACGTTTATAAATAAAACGAATCCTGTATTTGAATCAAATTTATATAAAACAGCGTATACACAAGAATTAAATAGAGCACGTACACATGTGTGGAATGTGTTATTACATGAGAAAGGAGCTGAAGAACGTGTTAGTAGAAAGATTGCTGAGATCAACTCTAGGAAAAAGAATTAAGGAAGCTGGATTAGAAAAAGGATGGTATACTGTATTTATAAGAAGAAAGCATCCATTAAATAGACTTAGAAGCCATATACTATTAGCTATGCCTGTATGCGTAGTTAAGGTAGATAATTATATAAATGCTTATATAGATAATAAAGAAATGACATTACCTGGATGGGAAGAAGAAGTTAATGGAGAAATCATACATCACAAAGGCGTAACTATGAAATGGGATAAATGGACAGATATGTTTATATCTATGAAAGCTATGGATAGAGTTATGAATAATAAGTTTTCTAAGAAAATGAGAATAATAGAATTAGGGGAAGACGAATATAGTTTTATGAGACTTAACAAGATACTTAGACATAATTTTGATAAGTTTGAACTATTATTTGAGGAATTAGATAGTAATACTGTTGATATGTTGAATACTGATAAATGTAGTTTTAAAAGAATAGGATAGGGGATAAATATGATGAGATTTTTTAGATGGATACACAAATTATGGCTAGTAACTTTTAATAAAGCATTTAATTACTTCAATGTAATATACAACGTACCAGATAATATAAATATTCATGATAAAGAAACGATGATTAGCTTTGTAGATAAAGTTATATCAGAAATGAATGACTACACTGTACTTATAAAGCAAGTTCATCTAAATGGATCATCATTGAGTTATAATTACATAATAGACGGACAGGGAGACCATGGAATATTACATGAGATAAAAGCGTGTATGATATACAATGCAAGATTATTAAAGCTAACAAATTTAGATAATTTTAATAAATTAGACTTTGAATTTGTAATTGATAATGAAACTCATGTATTGACATTAGTTAAAGAAAAAGAAGTATGGAGATTAAAGGGGGCTTAATATGATAAGTGTAATATATGGATATATCAGACGTATGATGAAACGTTTACATGATTTCTTATTTAGAACACACAAGAAATCTTATTATAGACTTGATTTCGATATTAAGTCTTATGATAATCTAAGTGTAGCTAAATACATATGTCTAGTATTAGAAAGACGTATGAAATGTTTAGTAACTTATACTACTATACAGGACTCTAAAAATAAGTTTACTGGTGTAGTAAGATGTATAATAGACATAGACCAATTCAATATATTTGAATTTAAATACTGGATGAAGAAATACGCACCACGTATTGTAGTTGGGGATAATGAGTTAGACGTAGACTTTAAGATTACGTGTATGTGTAATGAATATAATTTCCATAAGATGAGAATGAAGTTAAAAACACATATGGGTTCGTATGAAATGGTAGAATGTGACTTTGTAGATAATGATGGGGTTTAATGCCCCATCTTCCATTTTATCACGTCTAGTACCAGACAACCTTTCTGTTTATAATATTAATAATAAGGAGGAACAAATATGGGATTATATGATGATTTGCTACGTGGATATCAATCTGAAAACATAGAAGTAGGATTAGAAGCTAGAAACATTCTTAAAGATAAAACATTCAAGCTTAATAAATCATCTTTTTATGTAGCAGAAAAGAGTATAAATGAAGCAGCTATAGTATTCTCATTCTTAGATAATTACGAAGATAGTCTTATGCTTTTTAAACAGCTTAAGAATAGAAAACATAATCTTATCGTAAGTAGAATGAAATATTATTTTATGCCTAAGATTATAAAACAAAAGCTTCCATCTAAATCTGTAGTAGAGAACCTTAGTAGAAGTTTTAATCAAATAATGAAGATAAAGAATGACTATGGTATAATGCAACTTATATCTAATGCTAAAATGGTAGACGGTAAAAATAGTTATATGGTAGATATGAGCTGGGTTACAAATGCTATACGTAGAGTTACAGTAGATAAAAAGATGAGAGTTTCTAGAGCATTAAGAGATGGTATACTTGCGATGTATAAAGCTCAGATAGAAAGTTTTACACAATATAAGAATAAGATATTATATTTTAGAACTCCATTCTTATTAGGTACTCCAGTAAAGCTTACAATAATGGAAAATGCTCTTATGACTTCTATTAGACCAGTGTTATTATTTATGAAATGGTTTCAAGATAGACCTGATGAATTTAAAGAATGGCTTAATGCTCATAATATAACTATGGTATTTGAGGGAAATAAGAATACAACTCTAGTATTGGCTGGAAATAATAACTATCTTAATATGAGTATGTTTAAACCAAAGACAGTACTTAGACAGCTTCATATATTAGATAGTCTTAATGGAAAACTGGATGCAGCTAAAGAACAAGAATTAGCAGATGATGTAGATTCTGAAGATATGGATGAAAATGTAAACTTAGCTACAGATGATGAAATGTATGATAGTGATAATCCAAATGAAGTTATAAAGTTAGATGAAGATTTAGCTGATGCTGATATCGCAGATATATTTGAGAATGGTTCAGACGACATTGCAGATGCTACTTTAGCTAAACCAAAGAAACTTATAATAGAAGAGAATAAAGACTTAGCAGATGATGTAGCTGATATAGAAATAATGGAGGCTTCTACTGCTGGTTCTAAGAGAGGATACAACAAAGATTATTTCAAGATATTAGAAGATAGTAATATGTCTCCTAAGGATAAAGCTGTAGAAATAGTAGAAGAACATAACTATACAAAGCTTAAAGAGAACGTAGAAACTAAAGAAATACAGAATATGCGTAAAGCTATTGTAAAGAAGTATGGAAAGAAACCAGCTGAAATGGTAGAAGTTATAAAGAAACATGAGATAAAAGACCAAGATGTGGGAATAGTTACAAAGACACCTACATCATTTACAAAGATATCTACCAAAGATTTAGATACTCAATATAAAAAGCAATTATCTGAAGATGACTTTGAGAATATACTTGCAGCTCCAGCTGGACTTACATATCCACTTATACTTAAAGGATACACTAAAAAAGATATAAGTGATAGAGAGTTTAAGGGATACGAACTTAAAGTACAATATGAAACACATAATGGAGACCCATTAGAAATAGTATTAGATATACCAGAAACATTTAATAGTGCAGGTAATATATTTATGGGAGGTTCTGCTAAGCAAATAAAGCTTCAGAATGCTGCAAAGCCAGTAATCAAACAAGATGAAAACGTTATTATAACTACAGCTTATAATAAATGTATACTTTCTATTACTGGTAAATATATCAGTATGAGCGATAAGATACTTATATCTCATATTAACGCATATTATAGACTTACTGACCATACGCCTATACTTAAAGTAAAGACTACAGATGATTTAGGATACTTCATATATGAAAACCAAATCAGCTTTAGACTTACACACTTTAATAGACATTTCGTAGGACTTATATCTCCAGATTACGATATAGACTTTAGAGGAAAGGGTAAAAAGAACGGACTTACTCTGTTAGGAACATTTAAAGGAGAAGATGTATTACATGACCCAGATAAAGATACAGTTAAAGTAGGAAATAAAACGTATGATACGATAAGTTTTATTTGTAGTATATTGGAGAATGAAAATCCAGAAGCTTGGAAGAAATCAGCTCCGTCTACTGTAAGTACTGCTTCATTATATACGCCAGTGGCTACAATCATGGGAACTAATATTCCAGTAGTATTAGTATTACTAGTAGCAAAACCTCTTAGAGAGCTTTTAAACTTACTTAGAGACACTAATAAATTGGAATATAAAGTAGTTCGTAATTCAGAAGAAGTAGATAAGTTTACAAATAATAATAAAGAATATGGTATAATTAAATTTGCTAACTTCACTATTATATTAAAATATAATAATGATTTAAATAATTTATTACTTAACTATCTTACTACATTAGACTTTACAGATAAAGATACATTTGATATTACGAACGTTATGGAAGAGTTTGCTGGTAACAGTAATACTGCGATATATATAGAAAACTTCGTAGACTTATTTATAGACCCAATTACAAAGAGAGTATGCGAATTATACAATATACCATCTGATTTCGTAGGAATGTTTATATATGCTGTATCATTATTCACTACATATAAAACTACGTATAAAGGAGATATCAGAAGTTATAGACTTATAACTCCATCTGAAATAATAAATAGATGTGTATATGACGTTATATCTAAAGAGCTTTCTAACAATGCTGCAAGAGTTAAAAGAGGTTCTAGAGCAAAAGTTAATATAGCAAAAGATGCTGTTATACAACGTTTACAAAGTCTTCCTAATATAAATGAAGCAAACGGACTATCTGCTTTCAGAGAAGTTATGGAGGGTTCTCAAGTGTCTCTTAAAGGACATAACGGAATCAACGAACCAAGAGCATATACGAATAATGTAAGAATGTTTAATCAGAATAACTATGGAAGTGAAACTTGTGCTACGGCTTATAGTGGTAATGCGGGAATAGTAAAATATCTTCCAGTAAATCCGACTGTAACTAACTTAGCTGGGGACTATGAACATCACGATGGTCCGGAGGGATTAGATGCAGCTAACTTATCTGCTTTCTCAGATGCTTATGTACCTTATACAAGATATAATCACTGTGCACGTAGATTAATGCAATCAGGTCAATTTAACCACATATTACCAGCTGTCGATAGTGACCCTATGCTTGTATCTTCATATGCAGATGAAGCTGCTATTAAGATGACTCCAAAACATTCTTATATAGCAAAAGGTAATGGTAAAATAAAAGAGATGAATAAAGACTTCATTATTATTGAATATGATAATAAAGAAGTGGATGCTATTTCTCTTATAAATGTAGAACGTAATGCTGATAAAGGATATTATGTAAAGAATGACTTTATACCTAATAAACAGGTTAAAGTCGGATATAAGTTTAAAGAGGGAGAAATACTCGCATACAGTAAAGATAGTTATAGAAGAAAGACTAATGGACATATCGGACTTGCTGCTGGAGCATTAGTATGGGTACTAACTTGTGACGGAGAAGCAGTATGGGAAGATAGCTGTCTTCCATTTGAAAATCTTTCTAATAAGCTTGCTACCAGAGTTGTAAAGCGTATAGCACGTATTATGGACCTTAATACAGAGATAAGAGATTGGAAACATAAGATAGGAGAAGAAGTTAAACCTAACGATGTATTATTTAAGTATAAAGTACTTACTGATGATGATACTATCAATGAATTATTCTCTAATATGGAAAGCTTGTCTCTTAAAGAAGTAGAGGCTCATTATAAAGGAACTATAGTAGACATAAGAGTATACTGGAGAGAATCTCAAAATATGAGTCTATCTAAATCTATGAAAGATTTTATACGTGATATTGATGACGCTCAACGTATAAGTAATAATATGGCTTCTGTAGACCAAGTCACAGACCAGTTCACACGTAAGCTATTAGATAAAAGACCTCAAAAACTTACTAGAGCAAAGAATAGCAAAATTAATGGAGATACAATAGAAAACGGACAAATCTTAATAGAATATAGTATTGAGATAATAGACAAACTGGGCCCAGGAGATAAAATAGTGGTTGATAATGCTCTTAAAGGAGAACCTACTATGATACTTCCTAATGAGCTTAGACCAGTTGGAGTTCGTACAAAACGTCATTGTGACTTATGCTATAGTACGTATTCTATATTAAAACGTATGACACCAGGTATGATACAACATGGAAAGCTAGTTGCTATTCTATTACATATTGCTAGAAAGAATAGAGAGATATTAGGTATACCTCCTGAACCAGGTTCTATACTTGATTACTACAGTAGTGAAGATATGATTAAGAAATACAATAAAAAATAAAAGGAGAATGATAATATGTTAAGCATGGAAGAATTATTAAAAATCAATGTTAAGACTGCGGAAGATAATGCAGAGATGGCTGGCTTCATCGAAGAATATATTGATATGGTAGGAACAGAATCAGTGATGGACTTCGGAGGATATGGAGCATTTATTTCATTAGAACATGGAGTAGGTGTTGAATCAGCTATCGACGGAGGAAACTTTGGAAATAAATTTATGTATTATTTCAGTAAATTAGGAAATATATTTACTAGAAGACAGTCTGGATTTAATCAAGCTATAACACAAATGCAAAATATTAATACAGGAAAGATTTCACAAGGAGCTTCTAATATAGGACTTAATCTTGCTAATGCAAATGAATACGCTAGAATTACTCAAGCATTCAATCCTAAACCTGGAGATTTAGATACTAACAAATGGAGAACTCTGATGAATGAACTAGATGGTGCTATGAGTGAAGCTAGAATGGACGTATTAAGAAATTTATGGGATGACTTTAAATATGATTTCTTATCTGGATTAGCAGCTGGAACTGTTATATTATTTCCACTTGCTATATATTTCTGGTTTAAATCATGGGTATCTTTCTTTAAATTCTGGGGTTCATTGTACGATGTAGTAAGTAATAAAGCTGAGAAAGGAGTTTTACTTGCTAAAGGTATGGAACTTAGTAGTAAGATAATCGTAGATATCGTAGCATCAGTATACTTTAAAGTGTGTCCAGATAACCCAGCACAATTACCAAAAGAATTAACTATATCAGAAGTTAATAGAGCAGTGTATTCAGTAGTAGGAAAACTTAAAGAGTTTAAGCTTACTATGAAAAGAAAGTTTATGGTTGAATATGATGAAAAAGTAAAAGCTGCTCAAACTGTCTATAACGTGGCTATGAGCGTTTATAAAGAAAAGCTACATATGGTATCACCTAGCTCTATAAAAGCGATAGCAAGAGGTTCTAGTAGCCTTACAGATAAAGTATTCCAATCAATACAAGGATATAATGAACTTAAGGTTGCTGTAGAAGCTTATAAAGGTCTTATCGTAGCTGCTGAATTATATTTCGACGTAACTAATATGATATTATTAGACCTATACAAAATGTAGGAGGATACTTATGAATACAAATGATATAGGAACAGAGGCTAATCTTCTTAAGTCTATATCATCTAAGAGTAAAAGAATTCAAAAGAATTTGGATAAAGTATCTGATATTGTAAAGAGAGATATTAAAACAGATAGAAATACATTTATAACTCCAGAGTACTTAAAACGTGCTCTGGATGCTGTCTGTGCTTTTACTCCAGAAGATAGCGATAGAGGAGTTATACATAAAGCGATAGACGTAGTCTTTACAGAAAACTTTATAGTTAAATATATAAATAAAGCATATAGATATATATTTAATAAACCAGACGGATATCTAAAAGAGAATACAGATTTAAAATCTCACGCTAAATATATCAGTAAAGAAATAGGAAAAGAAGTAGATAACTTAGTAGAAGAAACTAAAAAGAAAGGTAAACTTGTAGCTGCTAATGAACAGATTAAGATTATTAATTATCTTAGAAGTGACATATTACCTGCATTTGAAAAGCTTTATAAAAAGATATTATTCTTTAAAGAAAAAGAAGATGTCGAAACTACTCCTGAACTTGTATCTGCTACTGTTAAAAAGCTTGAGAAAGTTAAAAGAAAGAATGTAAAAATGCTTAAGAATGCTAAAGTACAAGATAAGATATCTAAAGGTTCTGTCGGAGATTACGCAGATGCAAAAGACTGGCTTTCATCAGCCGCAAACGATTTTAAGATGTTAACACATTATGACAAGATATTTACAATTTGGGATAAGATTATAGACGAAATAGATAAATGGAGGTAAGATATGAACTTAGATATTAAGAAGTTAGAGCTTAAGCTTAAGAATATGGAGCCATCTATGGAATATTTCGGAGGTAGATTAGTCAGCGACCCTAATTTAGCATTTAAAGAAATAAAAAGTATGTTTGCTACAAGAGAAAGAAATGCGATGAACTACGTTGCAGATATGGATAAATATATAAATAAAGCGACAATCAAAAAAGGAGTTCAAGACTGTATAGCTAATAAAGAGCTTATAGAAAAACTTTCTAACTTATTAGATATATTCCCAGAGTTTAATAGCAATACTGTTAAACTTAAGGAAACTGATATGGAAAAGATAATCAATACGTATAAAATAGATAGTGATTCTATGGCATCTAAAATAGGTCTTACTATATTACTTTCATTATGGTTTGTAATTCCTTTTATTGGATTTCCTGCTTTAGTTCCACTTATAGCAATATGGTCTGATAAGAAAGAAGATATTAATATGGATGATTTAAATGAGGCTATTGAAATACTTATAGGATTATTAATAACGTCTTATAATAAAGCATTCAATAAAAATATCAGATATGATGGTAGAAATGATAATGTACTTAAGACTGTTAAGAATGATTTTAATAAACTTTTAGGAGATAAAGACTTACTTAATATGTCAAAAGGTAAAACTCAATTCAAATTAGATACTTCAGAAAAACTTTTATATTTAAATGCTACTAGAAGCTCTATGAGCCTGTTTAAAGCGTTTGTAGGTAATAAGCCTAGCAAGAATATGGATATAGCTAGAAAACTTGCTAAATCGCTTAATACGGCTTCTATTGATGAATTAGGAGAAGCCTTTATGTATAGAGTTACATGGGTCATAGATGTAATCGGATTACTGGATAAGTTACAGGATATAATGTATGACTGTATTATAAATTTATCTAAAGATGTATTTAAAATAATGGCGTAATTAAATGCAATCCCCTCTTTATAGGAGGGGAAAACATTTATTTACGTTTATCTTGGTGCATTAGTAAGCATATGATTAATTCCATTCATTCTTCTGGAAAGAAGATTGGTTTCATCTTTAACTTTTTGCTGTTCATTGCCAGCTGAGTCGATATTTGTCTTCAACGCTTCTTCTTGCTCTTTAATAGCTTTATATTGCTTTTCTTTTATTTCTCTTCTAATGTTGAGCATCTCTACCCATTCTATAGGCGAAAGGTCATCGTAGAAAACTACAACTTGTCCCTCAAACTCTCTCAACACTGTTTCTTTAAGAGCGTTTAAATCTTTTCTTTCGGACGCAATCTGCTGGCCATAGAGAAAAAAAGTAATTGAGGATATAATATATTAAACTTATCCTTACTACAAATAGGGCAAGTTCCTTTTTCTGTTCTTTCTCTCATTACTTTTCTATCTTCAATAAATTTATTTCTACGTTCTTCACTAGCATCTGGGTTATTAGTATCGAACTTTTGTAATGCTTCTTCATCTGTATAATATGTTTTATCGAAGTCTATATGTTCTTTAGCAAACTTAGAATCAAGTTCAATTACATTATCATTAATTCCATCTAAATCTTTTATACTATCTATTACTGATAAGCATTCTGTAATTATTTCAGTAGGAGCTGTTAAGATAGCACAGAATAATTCAAATAAATCGTCATGTTCAAACTTCTCAGGTTCTAGTGTACCATCTTTAGATTTAATAATAAACATATCTATCCAAGTACATAAGTTCATAATACCAGTATTATTATCTTCAATAATATCTAATTGGTCTGATAGATATGTCAATGCGTTTTGTATAGGTCCGTAATCTGGGTCATCAGGATTTTCTCTATACATATCTAAGAAGTTCTTTGCATATTCTCTATAAGATATCCAGTCTGGACATTGTCCGATGATACTATCCACTACGCTTAAATAAGGAACTTCATCTTCCAATGTTTCTCTTTTATCTACGAAATTCTTAATTAAGAACTTATAATAGATGTCTTCTACGTTCTTATCTCTATTTTGTATCTTTCCTACTGTAGGTTTTGAGAATACTAATTTATATTCAAATAAATCATCATCAGCTTCTATCTTGTGTAATTCTCCATATGAACCAGGTTTTCTGTATGCCAATACTATATCAGCTGGTTTAGCATTAGTATATTTATTATATCCTTGTAAGAATCTATCAAATGGATATGTTTTAGTAAATGTTTCTACTAAATCTAAATTTACATCTTCTTTAAAGAATACTTTAGTTCCACAATTAGCACAACTACATCTATCTATTTTAGCTACAGCATGTTCTTTATCATTGAACTCTGGACTGTTTATCAATGCAAACATCATAACTAATAATGAGAAATCTCTTGGACTTACATTGAATAAGAACTCTTGTCTTTCTGGAACTGTAGGAAAATCAAAGTCTATATGTTCTGATACTACTCTTACAAGTTCATCTATTTCATATCTTTGAGTTAAGTCTGCTCCAAATCCAGCTTGTTCCAATAGCATAAACATATAGTTAATTTGCTGTCTATCTCTCATCTTATATATAAATACTTCATATCCACTATCTGGTAAATATATTTTACGTCCAGATTTATGAGCATCTCTATATGCTTTTATCTTAGATAGTCTGTCTCCTCTAAATTCTTTTAATAAAGATTCAGATGGAACTTTAGAAAGAGGTCTTACGATATTATCAAACTCTTCTACAGGCATAACTTCATGTTTAATATTAGCAATAGTTTTTCCATCATCATCTATAACTTCAACAGGAGAGAATTCTTCTACTGGCATAATATCTGCTTTAACATTCTCTACTTCTGTATTAATTTCTTTATATTCTGTTTCTACTTCTAGTTTAACTGAAGTTTCTACTATCTCTTCTTTCTTAGTATTATTTATATTATTCCAAGTTTCTTCTGTACTCTTTTCTAATACTGGTTCTGAAACAGGAACTTCTTTTCTATCTAAAGAAGCTAATTCAGCTAAAAGTTGATTTCTTCTTGCTTCAACCGGGTCTGGTTCTGGTTCTTTTTTAACTTCAGGTTTAGGTTCTTCTTTAGGTAAATCTTTAGATACTTCTTCCATAAGTTTCTTTTCATAATCTTCATCTGGGAAATTATATCCAGTTAAGTTATTCCAATCTTCAGTTTTAACTTCAGGAACAGGAGTTTCTAAGTTTAATTTAGGAGTATTATCTACTATCGTTACTCCAGCATCCTTATTTAAGGCCTTTAGAGCCTCTTCTGAGAGGTTTAGACCATTTAAATTATAATTTGCATTACTATCTGGTTCTAACGAAGAATTTGGCTGTTTAGGAGCTTTTAAATCGACTTCAGCTGGTATCTCTATATCTGGATTAGCTTCTTTCATAGCTTCTATCTTTTTCTTCATAAGATATTCTACTTCTTCCATATCTCCCTCAGCTGTAGCTAATTCTATTTCTCTATCTAAAGAACTCATACCAGCTTGCTTAGTTTTAGCTGGAACGTTATATATTTCTCCATTTTCACCATATCCCATAACATAATCTGGGTCAAATTGTGTTATGTAGTTAGATAAGCTTCTGTGACACGCAGTGTAGTCATCATCTTTAGTTCCAGATAAAGTGAAATCAATATCTTTCAGTTCTCTTAATATTATTTCTTCTTTAACTGGACTACTTCTGATTTCATTTACTAGATTCAATAAGAGATGATTCATTCTTCTCACGTCTAGTTCCTTTTCATCAATCATAGCTCTGATACCAGATATTATAGTCTGATACGTAACTTGTGGAGCTTGAACTCCGTTTGTTGTAAAATCATTCATTTTACATTCCTCCTTATTATATTAAATCATCTAAACTTGTAACTTTACTTGGCTTTGATACTTGATTATCTTTTTCTAAAGTCTTAACGTCTCTGAAAGTGTTCTTTGCTTCATTCGGCTTTACTTTAACAAAATCCCATTTCTTATCGTTATTCTTAACTATAGCCATGGATAATACTCCTTTATTAAGCTCTTGTATCTTTTCTCCATCACTAAGAGTATATTCTGGATTTATACCTGTAAGTAAATCTTTTCCTTGTATTCTGTTTATAGTTTGTATTTCATTAAGTTGATTGAAGTTATTAAACTCTTGCCATACTTCTTCATATCCACTATGTTTTACAGTCGTATTTCCATGAGAACGTGTAATGTCTTGTGAATCTACACTATCAATAACTTTTATTATATCTGAAACATATATTGGCTTAGACTTATCATCATTTTGTACATCAACTAATAAATGAGCATGTTTCTTAATAATAGGTTCCATACTATCAACTTTATATAAATCAGCTACTCCTCCATAAAGTGTAGGTATTTTTTCACTACCAGATAAACTTACTTCTGTATCCATTCTATGTTTTTGGTCATTAACTATAGCTTTAAAGAAGATATCAAAACTTTCAGGAGTTACTCTTGCTGTATTACATATCTGTTCTTTAAGCTTTTCAAACTTATACTTCATTTCTATACTTCTGTCAGTAAGAGTATCGTGTATAGAAGCAAACTTATTATTTGCATTATTAAGACTTCTTATTTCTGGGTCTGTTCTTATTATTTCATCAGACATATTATCACAATATTCTAATTCTTCTCCAGATAAGAATGTATTTAAACTACCATCTGGATTGTATTTATTACGTTTCTTAATATATTGGTCATAAGTATTCTCTTTAATACGTTCTACTAACTCTTTATATTTCTCTTCTCCTTGTTTTACTATATCAGCACTAGTATGCTGTTTAGTAATAGTTTTATAGACATCAGATAAGCTTAAATCTAAAACTGAATAAGATTGCTTTATAACGTTATATTTACTTATTTCTTTTAAATCATTATAATTACTGTTTAAACATTGTGCTCTGCACCATTCAGAAACTTCAGCTGATCTTCCTCTCATAACTTCATCTGCTTTATATAATAATTCTTCTACATCTATTTCATTAGTATTCTTATATTTAGATAAAGTATAATATAATTGAAATGCTGTATTAAGTCTATCTATATTAGATTTATCTTCATTTCTTTTTATTCTTGAAATAAACTCTATTTGTAACTTCTTTATATCTTCCATATTCTTTACTCTCCTTATTTAAGTGTTATATTTTTGAATATAATATTATTAGAACTATCTCTACTTAGAGAAGCTCCTATAGATTTAAGTTTATTATTATCTACATATGCCATTTCAAATCTAATAACTCCTCCTTTAATTCTACGTATAACTACTTCTACTGTTTCATTATTTACAAGAGTTCTAACTTGTTCTCTAAACTCTGAACATAAATCATCAAATGATGGATTATCTTTATTTATTCCAAAGAAGTGTTCCATTTCAAATCCTATATTAGGAAAGTCTGGTAAACTACCTCTAGGAGTAGTCATCATTCTAAATATAGATAGTTGTACTGCATCTATACCAGATGCTATTACTTGTTTTCCATTAGGACTTAAGTCTAATGCATCAAACATTAATTTACCCATATATAATTCCTCCTTTTATATATTTTATTATAATTACATATATAATTGTGAATATATAATATATTTTTATTTTGTATAACAAGTATTAATGTTTCTTTCTTTTTTGGGTACTTTTTTCTTTCTTTGGAACATATACTTAGGATATAGACTGAAGAACGGAATGGAATGGAGTCCAAACGTAATGGAATATAAGTTCGGAAGTCTATATCTGTACTATAATAATATATAAAAAGAACATAAATAGAAATAGAAATATAATAGAGAAATATATATGTAATAATAATATACTCACATTCCTAATTTGTCTAATAAAAGTGAAATAATATTTCTTTCTTTTTTTGCTTCTTTTTTTCTTTCTTTATTCTGATATATTTTATGAATATATTGGAATAAACTCATTTATTTACGTCTATTTCACAATACATTATAAAGAGTTATATATTATTATGGAGTTGATATTATATGTTTAAAAGAATGTATTATAATATATTGCGTATATCATTATATATTAAATCATATATTGCATTATTATTTTTGCATATATTTGATAAAGTTGATAATGATGATGATAATGTTAATTGAATATTTGGGAGGATATAATTATGGGAATTGTAAATCAGAATAATTTTGATTCAAAGCCGGAATGGAGACATACGTTAGATAGAGGAGAACATTTACCACCATCTCAACAAAAGGAAATGCAAAGTCTATTAGAAGAGAATAGAAAAGAACTGGGAAAGATATGGGATGAGAATGCAACTGAATTTAAGCGTATAGGAAATGAGATAGGACAAGATTTAGCTGAAATACCGGGAGCTGTCGTTAATAATGTTTCATCTGTCGTTAATAATATTAAAGAAGATATTAAAAATGATATTGAAGAAAAGAAACAAATGGTACAGGATGCGTATCAAGAATACAGAAAGCAATACGATGAAACGGTAGCTAAAGCTAAAGATGCGTATAAAGATGCGAAAGAGACGATAAATAAAGTTAAAGAAGACATAAAGAATTTAGATGTGGATAAGATTAAACAGAATGTGTTTAACGGATTTTCTAAATTCATAAAAGAGAACTTAAAAGATACGCTAGAAATAGATGTAGATAATACCGAAGTTCCGATAGTAAGACAGATATATAATAAAATAAAGAAAGAGACGATTGATGTATTTGATAAACGTTTTCCGAAACAGTTAAAATATGAAGCTACGCCAAATCATAAATTAATGGTACGTATCGGTAAAAATGTATTATACGATAAAAGTGGATGTATATTATCATACTCTGAGATAGCAGATTATATGAATAATGGATATACGATACGTATATTGGAAGCGGAAGTACCATCCCTAGCTATACATAAAATCTTATCAAGTCCGAAAGAGCCAATAAACGGAGCTGAATATGCATATGAAATATTATTATCTGCATTACCTGTTACTGATGATGTGTTTCCAGAAACTCCGATATGGGCTGGGAAATATGTTGCTGTATTGAAGAATACGGATGGTATTGCGAATATAAACGAAGAAGTAAAGACAGAAACGACTGTTCAAACTAATGATTGGATGAGTGGAAAGAAGACTAAACTTATATTCTATTTATATAAGCCCGATGAGTTAAAGTTTCAAGACAGCCATTTAATAAACTTTGTATTGGATAATCCGAAGCCATTTGAAATCATAATGAAAGCATTTGAGCTTGTAAATAAAGATTATAAGATAATGATATCGAATCTGGAGAATGATGTACCGATGGGTAAAATCGTAATACCACATATGTCTTTCTCTGATTTAATTAAGTATTTAGATTTAGAAGTCGGATTATATAATACGGACTATATAAACTTTATGGAGAATGGTATCTATTATTTATTAAATACGAACGATGCTTCAAAGATAAATGCGGAGAATAAAACATTACAATCTACGATAGAGCTGTTTATAGACAGACATAAAGACGGTAAAACGTATCCATCATTTATAGCCAGAAAAGGAAATAATACGTATCAAATCAGTGTAGATGTAGCAAACGTTAATATTGAAGTATTAAACAGTTCTGTATATAGTGATGCGAATATATTCATAAAACCAGATGGGCATCGTAACTATCACGAAAATCCGTTGAGTAGAAAAACGAATATAGTACGTAAAATAACAGCTGTAAATCCGTTAAAGAAAGATAATACTATGGCTATGGAAGTTATAAGCTTTTCCGTACAAGGATTTCCTATACGTAAAATAACTCCATTGACTACTGTTATAATGACTGATAGTAGTGGACAGCCAAGAACATATAGAGTTTCATATAAAGAAATAGCAATAGAAAGCCATGCGGGAAGTTCTGTATTTATAAAAGCATTTCGTAGAATTAAGAAATAAATCATTTTTTTATAACAAAATTACGTATCGAAGTAAAACTTCTCATGAGTTTTATTTTCAATTCATATATGCAAATCTTACAAATTGTACATTTTTGCATATTTTCCTTTTTGAAGAAAGAAACATATAGTAATTGCACCTCTAGTATTCAATTACTAGAACCCACTCTTATGGATTGAGTAGGATAGATATATAAGGCTCAAATGAATATCTATCCTATTCTAATTCCATAATATTATAATAAAATTAAGATATAGAAATGTTTGAGCACCTGGAAAGATAATATCCTATACGAATAAACTTGCCAAAGTAGAATCCATACGAAAATAAAAATTGATAAATATAGTGTCTAATTCAATAGTTTTGCATACTTGAAATAAGTTAGAAAAGTCTTATCATTCATTTAAAGAAGTTATAACTTTTCTCCTGAGAAAATTCAGTTTACTTTAGTGGAGTCTTAGCTTATGAAAGGGTTAGTAGCGGCAGAGCAAAGTTTGTTTCATAGGTCCTGACTTTAAACGATAACGGATATTATCGCTCAGATGTTTCTATATCGTAATTTTTTTATAATATAGATAATTATATATATTATGGAGTTCTTATAAGTTATTTATAAGAGAATGATCATTTTCAAAGAAACAAAAATAAATTATAAGGAGGTAAAGAGAATGATTAATGATTTTGGCAATATGAATATGATGGAGATTCTAAAGGATAGTGAAAAATTTACTGTTCAATATTCTTTGGAAAGAACAGCGATTGCGGACCAATCTAAACAAATTGGTTTAACTTTCGCTCCTGTAAAAGATAGCAAAGTGGAAAAGGTTACTGCATCTGTAGGAGAACCTGGAAAAGATAATTACTTTGCTGTAGAAGCACATATCAACAAGGTTTATTCAGTAGACCCTCTAACAAAAGAAAAAACTGAATCAGAAATGTTACAGCTAGACACTATAAACATGGCTGCAGCATTTGAAGCATTTGCAGCTGCGATGAGAATAGCTAATGCTGCTATTAACACTATGTACACAGCGTCAATGGTAGCACCAGAAGTAATAGCTCACAGTGATAAATTAGTATTCACTGGAGACTTCTTAGCATCTCTACTATTGAATAAAGATAGTGGATTATCTGTATCTGCATATCAAAGTATTAATGATAGTGTTAAGAATGCTATTGCACAAGGAATGTTGAGAAGTATTGGACTTGCAAATGAAAACAGTCACAAGTTTAATGCTCTTAAAGAAGAAGTATGTTTCTATGATAGAATTAGAAACAGAGTTCTTAAAAATGGAGCAGCATTTGCTACTAATGCGGCTAAGTTAATGAAGGAAGATTCTACTGGAATTGATATTAGTTCTGTTAGAATTCAACCTACTGGTGCAGCACCACTTATTAAGACTAATGCGGGAGTTAATCCTAAATCTCTTAATACAGCTGATACTACATCAGATGCAAAAGTATTACCAATACTTTAATAAGATTGAGGAGTGTAAAAGCTCCTCTTTCTTTTTTTTTACGCCATTCTTAATGGTCAACAAATACGTGTTTTAAACAAATATTACTATTAAGGAGGTGTAGATCTAGATATGGGTAAAGAAGATAAAGACCAAGAAAAGAAAGATAAGAAGAAAGACGACAAGCAAGATAAGGGTTCGCAAGAGAAAGCTAAGAAATCTTATTTAAATAAAATGGGGTCTGTAGTTAAATCTCATGTTAAAGATGTCTTTACTGGAATTATAAAGAAAGGTTGCGATAATGCCGAATCTTTACACGAAGTAAAGGTACAAACACAACAAAAGCTGGATGGTATCTTAAAGAACGTTTATAACAAAGTTAAAGGCGATAGTGGTAAACTAAAGCTATTAGCTTCAGACGTCAAAGAAACTATTCAGAAAGCTTATAAACAAGCTATAGCTGCTGCTCTTAACGAAGCTGAAGAAAATGCTGGTGAAGGAGAATATGGAAATATTGGAGAAGATTTCGACTTAGATAGTGATGACTTCATGAAAGAGTTTGACTTCGGAGATGATGATGGAGATTACGACGATGACGACGATAATGATTCTGATGACTCTGATGATGACGAAGATGAAGAAAGTAACGAATCTTATATGTTGAAATTAGCTTTAATGAAACCAAAAGAAAAGAAACCAGAAGTTTCTAATGAAAGTTATTATTCTTTCTCATTAGAAAGTTTTGATAAAGCTACCTTAGCTGGTAGTGTAATTCTTTTTTTAAATAAATGTATTTTGTATTATAAATCACATATAAACGAAATACAGCTTTCAGACAGCTATTTAGATTTCTTATCTTGGCTAGAAACTAAGATTAATACAGAAGAAGCTAGAGCTAGCTTAATGAATTTACTTAACACTGTAGACCATGGAATCTCTGTTCCAGAGGCTACTCCAGAAACAGCAGAATTGGTAAGTGAAACTTTAAATGAAAGCATACCTCCTGTGTATGTAAAAAGAGTTGGACTGGAAGACCCGGAAACACCTGAAGAATCTATATTTAATGTGACTACTGCTGATGATGAAACTTTAAGAGAACTTGTACATATTGGTACTGTGGCTGAGGATATATTATCTAAGCTAGATGCCGATGTACAGAACGATGAAGCTTCAAATGCAGTTACGATGATTCACAGCTTATTATCAGATATAAGCAAAATGTATATGATTGAACATAAAGTAGTAGAGTCTGAGGGAGAAAATAATAATATCTTAGTAGACTTATTAGAAAACATGACTAAATTAGGATATCCACTTTTAGAGAAATGTATATTAATAGATTTATCTTTAGTGGAAGACGAATTAGTTGATACAGCTAGACAAGCAATAGTGCTTTTTAGTAATATAATAAATAAATAATAAAGGAGGATAATATGGATGAAGTATTAGACGGATACGATGATATCTTGGAACCATTAGAAGAATCTGACGTTTTAGACGAAGTAGAAGATTTTGTTAATTCAGACCAAGATACACAAGAAGCTTCTATTTTCAATACTGACGAAATGCCAGATGAATTAAGAAGTGAAATAGAAGCTATCGAAGGTGAAACTAACGCATATGAATTACCAAGTACTGCAGATGAAGATTTGGATGATCCAAATGCTGATATTATAGACCCAGCATCAACAGCAGAACCAGCTGAATTTTCTCAAATAGCAGATGTATTACATACAGATACAACAGAAATTACAGATGATACTATTTTAGATTCTACAGCAAATTTAAATGCAGCAATGACACCAAGAGAAGACTTATTAGCACAACAACCAGGTTCGGAATCGGACGAAGTAGAAGAAGAATATCCAAAGGAGGAAGTAGAAATGGAAGAAATTAAAGATGATGAAATATTAGAAACTACTGACGAAGTAGCAGACGTAGCAGATGAAGTAGGAGAAGTAGAAGCAGAAACTGAAGCTCCTGTTGAAGAAGTTGAAGGAGGAGACGCTCCTGTAGAAGATGTAGAAGAAGAATATACTGGAGATACTGCAGATATAAACACAGAAGCAGAACAAGCTATCTTAGTTGAAATTCAAGATGCATTCGCAATAGACCCTGAAAATGTAGAAGAAGCTCAATCAGCTATAAGTGAACAAATTGCAGAAGATGCTGTAGATGCTGAATCAGAAGCTGAAAGAGACGCTTTTGCTAACGTATCAGAAATGGCAGATGTTAACATAGCTGGTTCTGATGATGAAGAACCTCATTATGTTCACGAAGGTGAAGAAGTAAGACCAGGTGTCGTATCAGAAGCTACTGAAAGTAATCACGTAGATTTACACAAATTCGTAGACATTGCTTTCAAATCTAGATAGAAAAAAGTTATAAAACAGATACCTATATATTATTAGGTAGTTCAATTAAACATAAGATGTATTCCACACCCTAATTATTTTAGTAGTTAGGGTGTGTTGCATTTTATTACGTCCTGTGGTATGTAGACCTAAAGTACAATATCAATCCAGCTTTACAATAGTATCGCACATTGATGTACTGTTAGAGACACTTTATCAGGGGGCTGTTTAATATAATAAACTGTCACAAATAAATATAATATAAAGGAGGTGATTATTATGACAGGGAATATGAACGGAAATATTCTATGCATGACAAATCTGCATAAGGGCGTATTAGACAGCCCCCATAGAGAATTCTCTACGGGCTGGGTACGCATATATCAGGAGATATGTTTTGCTAGTTATTTTCGTTATGGAAAAACAGGCAAGCTAAGGCGGGAGCCTTAATGCGTACCCCGTTATCGTTTGATAATGTAGAAAAGCCCGTAGAAAATTTTTATATTAAAAAAGGAGATAAAATATGGATAAAAGAGTTAAAGATACAAGTCTTGAATTTACTATTGGAAAAACTAATTTAGAAGTGTCGATATATGAACACGATATCGGTATTAATGTATTATCTATTCACGCTGAACATATTGATAAATATTCTG